CACTTTTTCAAGTTCGTCAATCAATTCTTGTACTGTCATATTCTTTTCTTTTTAAGTCTTTCAACCTCTATTCCTCCTTTCTCATATCTTTTTTATATTTCCAACGAAAAATAAATCTACATTTACCCAATCGTAAGCATATAACCAATCCTTATTCCGCGATTCTTCATGAATCCCTATTATTACATAAGTAGCTATAACTTTCTTTTTTGAGAAAAAAACATTAACAGTAACTCCTCTTTTGGGGACGATATATTTTCCATTGTCATCGTATATCTGTATATGATCTGTTGTTTTCGCTTCACTTTCTGTCATCATCGCCCTATAATTATACCATTTGTCTTTAATATATAATGGTATACCGTTTTTCTTTGCTTTTATCCATTTTAAAATAAACATCTCTTATTCCTCCTATTTATTGGTTAATAAATCTTCTATGTATGCCCAATAGAGAATATTGTTATGTGATGCCGGTGTAAAATATCCGTAAATATTCCATTTACCTACATTCTTCCCCTGTTTTTCTATTCTCCCGATATGCCAACCTTCTCTCATCGAATCGTTCAAAAACACAAGACATTCTTTCCCATATTCCGGAATTTCGCTCTTATCGTGCCATGTGTTTTTCAGATAGTATTCCACGCCGTTTGCGAAATCGCAATGTTGGTTGTCGATGACTTCTCTTTTGTAATTAGACAGATAATTTTCTGTATAATTCTTTTTCATGTACTCATCGAAACTCTTTTCAATTGTTTTTTCGTTCATTGCTCTCCTCCTTTCATAAGTTCGATTTCTCCCATATCCGTGTACTTTTTACTCTTATTTCCATTAACTCTAATAATGCCTTTCTCAAATCTCTATCCATGCCTACGCCGGAAACATTTTCGAAATAACAGTGCCATACTTTCTTATGGCTGTCGAAAATGATTAACAGGTCGTGTAACCCGATCGTTGGCTTATGAGACAGTATCTCCGATACGATGTCTTCTAGGGGTTCTGTTGGTGATTCTTTTTTCATAACTTATATGTTGAAAATGTTCTGTTGTATGATAGTACCAATAGGAGTCTTATATTCACCGAGACATTCTTGTCTGAATCGTTCTTCTTGCCGGCAATAATATTCTGGGGATATTTCGGTAGCATAAAAGTCATAACCCAGTTTATACGCTGCTATACGACTGCTTCCGCTTCCCAAATGGGTATCAAGTATTTTATCTCCTTTTTTAGCCAATTTTTCCAATAAATAAGCGTAGAGTTTTATCGGTTTTTGCGTCGGGTGTATCCGTTCCTTATCACCGCTTCCGAATCCGCTATTCAGAGAAAATAATTTGGCCGGTTTATCAAATGAAGTCCAAGCGAACTCACATTGAGAAAAGTTCTCCCACGGTTGTGATTTGTCCCAACAAACGAAACATCTGCATGGAGGAAGGTCAAAGTAATTTCCTCCCCAGATTATCTGATTGCGAGATACTCTGAACAATTCTTCAAAATATTCCGGCTCCGGTGCTTTATCCCAATCGATACCGAACTTGTTGAGACTAATTCTCTTCAACTTACCGCATCCTCGTGTACTTTTCTTGCCCAATCCATAGGGCGGATCGACGATAGCTAAATCGAAGAATTTATCGGGTATATCCTTCATGTATTCCATGCAATCCATATTGTGTACTTCGCTTATCGGCATAGTGTATCTATTTTATTTGTTTTAATAATTTGGAAAGTCCACGGCAGTCTCGAATAGTCTTACCCGTAGCCCAACCACTGTATGGGAAAAATGTAACAATGTGACCTTTATACATAAATTTTATAGATGTATCGTCTTTGTAGAATATATCATAACCGAGTAGCTTTATACGCTCAACAGCATATTCAATCCTTATAGGTTCCAATTGTTTTTGTCTTTCAATATTCAATCTTGCCATAATCGATTTCTTTGTATTAATCCAAGTTTTTATGTATTTAAGTCTTTTTGTTCATATCCCATGTTAAACAGCCATTTGAGCTCTTCCCATTCCTCGAAAGTGAGGCTGGTGGTTCTGATTCGTTCCCATTCCCTTTCCTTTTCCTCCTGCCTTTTCTTGTCCTCATAGAACCGCAATAGCTTCTCTCTGTCGGCTCTGAACTCTCGAAGAGACCTTGTTATCACCATAGGGTCGAAAACTCCGTAGAACGTCCCGTAAAGACCTTGTTTGAACCGCTGGAAGAATACCATGAACTCGGTGAGCTTGAAATCACCATAGCCGGAGATGATGATACGGGCTATCTCCTCGTATTCCTTTTCCGTCATTCCGTCCTTGCGTACTCCCGAAAATTCGGCGAGGTCGAGAAGCTGTATTTCCAGCCACGACTCGGCGATGTGACTGCCGAACGTCCTCGACACACGGGCTATGCTCGGAGCCTTGCCGATAAAGCAGCGTTCGAGGCTCTGGCAATAGCGGCCTTGATTGTCGGGGCTAAAAAGGCAGAGCATATTCTCCCCCGTCTTGTAGGTTGCCAGTATCTCCCGTTGCCAGCTTTGTGGCGATGGCTTTTGCAAACTCTTCAACTCGCTCCTGTTTAGTCTTTCCGGTAGCAGCTCTTCTATTTTTTTCATACTTTTTCTCGTTGTTTGCCCATGTGGCGAGCCGCTTGGAGAGCTCCCATGTGGGCTGTTTCTCGAATCTCATTTTCGTTTGGGAGGCGTTCATCTCCGACCAATAGTCGAAGAATGCCCGAAGCATTTCTTTCCCGTACTTGTCGGCATAAGGGATAAGGGAATGATAAAAGACTTCTTTCCTTTCGTGCGTGGCGGCGGACGCCGCTTTTTTCTTTATACTCTCGTTAGAGAGTATTTCTTTTTTTTCTTTTTCTTTTATTTTCTTTTGTGGTATTTTCTCAGAGTTTATTGGCATTTCTTCGGAAGAAATAGGCATTTCCTCGGAGGAAATATGTTTTTCCTCGGAAGAAATAAGGGAATATTCGACAAAATCGCATTTCCGATTGATCTGTTTGCAAATGTCCCTGTATCGTTCCTGTATTCCTTTCGATGACAGCACATGTTCCATTTCAAATAATTCTTTGGAAAATAACCCCAGTGCCAGACAGCTCTTAATCACTTCTGATATATATGCCTCTTCAAACCCGGTCTGTTCCGAAATAATGAAGGGCAACTCTTCGTCCCACATCATGTAGTACCCACCCTTGTAGATAAGACATAGCAGGAGAGCATATACCGTCATAGCTTTACCGCCTTGATACTTGATTAACTTTCGTATTCTTATATCTTGAAATGTGTCTATGTCAAAAGGAAAATAGTCCAATCCCATTTTTCTATTTCGTCCCATGTATATTTAGTTCCTATTTTCTTTTTATAAACTCATGAATTTTACTCATAATATGACAATTTCCACTGACGTGAAACGGTTGGGAAACTGTAAGATTGTGCTCATAATTGTTCTTATTTATTACATGGTAAATTTAATATATTATTTACTTTTTGACAAATATAAACATCTGTAAATCAAATGATTAAACATTTTTTTAATTTGTGGTTTCAGTGATTGAAAATGCCCACCCGTTCAGGGTCTTGTGCTTGTCAATCTCACCGGTTTTGCAGAGCTCGTTTATCTCAGATTTGAGTGACCGTATAACCACCGACTGTATTTCGGTAAAGCTCGCTATGGAGGGCTCCTTGTTATTCTTTTTCTTTTCCTCGATAATGGAGGATATAACTTGCTTGGCTATAATCATGGCTATTTTTGTTTTAACAATTCTGGGTTATGAGAATACAGCCGGCAGGTACTTGTGCCGGTAAACGTTTTTCAGATAGGTTATCATTTGGTCGTAGCTCTTGATAAAGCCCTCGTTGATAAGGTCGGCGACTTTTCTTTCCAGCTCGTACAATTCCCGCTGTTTCTTTTCTTCGCCGTATTGGTTGCGGATATTCCTTTCATGCTCGTTGAACACAATCCAGTTCAACGCTTCTCCTACTTTCTGCATGGCTTGGGGCATGAAGTCTTTCCGAACGATCTTTGAAACGGCCGAGCCTAGTTTGTTGTAGGCATCGCCGGCTTCGTTGCGGTACTTTATCATTTCGTCATAGACGAATTTGATTACTTGTACTTCAAATCTTGGATTTAGCCACATAGCAAATTTGACGAATAATACAGGGTGCATCCATGTTCCTCCGCTTTTACCTCTCAATTTTAAATACGCAAGATTCTTCGTGCTCAATTTTTCTTCCTCCAACAAGGCATCTATAAATTCTTTTGTGTTTTTATTGTAAAAGAACTCTTTCAAATCCTTTTGCTTTAAATGGGGGGAATTCCCCCTATTTAGATTTGCATATTCATTCCATTGCCTCAACAGCTCTGTTGCGCAAAAGAATCCGTCTTTTGTTCGCTGGGTTACGTTAAATTCACCCATCTTTCTTTTCATCAGTTGGTTCGTTTTCATAGCGTATTTTCTTTGTTTATTTTAGATTCAACGACTTTGTATTTAATGGGCAATCCGGAGCAGGTGATAGCGAGCAGGGCAGAGTCCCTTTCTTCTTGGTTGCTGCGGGGTCTGTTAAACTCTACCCCGCTCATCTGGCACAACCGCTTCAATTCTTCATGGGTGATCTTGCCGTCTTTCCCTTGCCAGCACTTGCGCAATGGGGATTGCTCCATGACTTGTATTCCGTAATGCCT